ACTGCCCTTTGCGTCAACAGTAATGAGGAATGAGAACTTTTGTGCCATAGTGTGTTATTGTGGTAAGTTTGTGTCTCTTGTCAAGCAACTTCTTACGGAAGCGGCTGACTGTCGTTACGCTTGAAGAGCGTTGGCAGAGGCTTCTCGTAGAGGTAAGCCCGCTTGCCAGCATTGACGGCGACTACATAAGCGGCCTTAGCCGCTTGGGGGGTAGCATAAACAGTCACGGCGGAGGTAGTAACATCTTCAACAGTAGTGTCAATAACTACAAAGGAATAAGCAGGATAAGCCATATGGAACTTGATTTATGTCAACCAAACAAAAGACCCCCATTTCTGGGGGTCTCGTTGGGAGCGGCTTTGCCGCCTCGCTTACGAAGCGATAACCTTGTGCAAGCAGTTTTCAGAACCAACCGTCACACCGTAGAGGATGGACATTGAAATCTTCTGCTTACCAGTGTCGCCGTCATACCACTCACGAACTTGAACGGTGAGACCGCTCTTTTCATCCGTAGCAGAAGCCACATTGCCGTACCAATTGGTCGGAAGGGCAGGCTGACGGGTGGCGATGAGGATGGCTTCGGGGGTAACGGCAACACCCTTGAGGTTAGTAACCGTGGCAGGGAGGGCTGTGTACTGGTTAACTTCGAACCCGTGGATACGAGGCAGAAGGTTCTCGGTCAGAGGAGCGTTCGTACCCGAAGCATACTGGGCTTGGATAGCGTTATCCTTGGCGAGGGATGTGTACAGCGAAGGCTTAACGATGAGCAAGCGACCAGCCTGCGGAACATTGAGGTCAGTCAGAGACTGAGAGATTGACGCAACAGCGTCAGCATCAAAGGCGGCAACAGTTCCGCTATAAGCGGTATTGGCAAAGTTGCTATTAGTGACGAGGGCAAAGATATCGTCAAGCACGGCCTTAGAAACGGCGTGAGCGGCAGGACGGATGAATGTTCTGCGAAGAACATCATAACCACCCTTGGCTACTTCACCGTCAGAGAAGCCCATCACGAAACCCTTGTGCTTATCAAGAGTTACCTTACGCTCAAGCGAGGTAACATCCGTAAGAGCATAACCAGAAGCACCGATATCGGTGATGGAGGTTACGGGAGAAGCGATGCGAGTAGCAACGGTTTCACCACGGGTAGCGATTTCACCACCAAAGTTCGTGGTGAACTTTGAGATGAGGGGGAATTCGGCAAGAAGCGTTGTGAGCGAGTCCTGTGCGATGACATTGAGGTTAATACCTCCAAGTGCGTTTGACATAATTTATAAGAGTTTGGGAACGACACTTGTACCTTGTCAACCGCTGTAAACAAAAGAGCCCCTTTCGGGGCTCTTGTTTTTGAGTTTTACCTCTTATTTCTTATTCTTTTTCGCCGCTCTCTTAGCCGCCGCCTTTTCTTTGCTACGGCGTACCTTCTCCTTCTTCTTCAGTTGACGAGTTCTAAGAGCAACCTGCTTCTTGGAACGCAAGGGCTTGCCAGCCTCAATCTTGTTTCGTGACTTAACTGGAGTAAGCAGGCTCGGGACTCTTGGAGCCTGCCCCTTCTCACCACGCTTGGGCTTTTGCTGACCGTCTCTGAACGGAGTAACCGAAGAACGAGCAACCTTATCACCCTGCTTCTGGCCCGCTGGCTGAGGAGTGAACTGCTCACGGATTTGACCAGAGTTGGAGTTAATCAATTGGTCACGGTTTTCGGCAGTAACCTTGATACGCTCAATCTTGCCATCCTTGCCCTTGCGAGCAATGATATCGCCAGCCTTGAGAACTTCGGAGGCTCTCTCCTTGGAGATTTCGCCCTTTGAAGAGGTTGCAGTACCACCAAAGTTTGGAGAACCGACAGCAAGACGGCCCTCCTTCTTTGCTCTACGCATTTCTGCGTTGTGTGCCCGAACATCGCCTGCTCGGTTAAGGTTGCCGTTTGCTAACTGATAGAATGTTCTTCCTGCCATAGTGTTTTGTATGTTGCAGACTTTTCTCTCAATGTCAAGCGTTCAATTAAGAACGCTTGGCACGGAGGATTGAGGAGGCGTGACGCTCAATGGTAGCCTTGTTGGCGAGGTAGAACTTACGCTGTTCTACGCCAGCAAGGGCTTCGAACTTCTTGTAAACATCTTCCTCGGTTTCGGCAACTGGGGTCTGGTCAACTGAGATGGCAACGGCTTCTACACCGTTGGAGGCAACAATCTGTGCGGCCTTGGCTTCCACCGTGCTGGCAGACTTTTCAATGGTGCTTACTTTAGCCATCAGAGACTCAAACTTTTCGTTGAGAGCCTTCATCTGGGAGATGGCTTCTTCCTTGGCCTTAGACTCAAGGGCGAGTGCGTTCTTAACTGAAACGATTTCGTCTTCAGAGGCAACAGGCTTCGGGGCTGTCAAGGAAGCCAACTTTTGAATAGCCGCTTCAATCTTGGCATTAAGTGCTTCAACAGAAGCGGAAGCAGATTGCTCACTGGCAACAGGCTTTGCCACGACTTCTTTGGCGACTGCTTCTGGTGTCGTTTCTTGTGCAATAGCGGGAGCCCCCGTGACCGAGATTTTGTCGTCCTTGCCTTTGCCCATTGGTCTTTCACGGTGACGCTTTAAGTTTGACTTGCTGTCAACTGTCTGGAGGTTCTTGTTGATGCCACCGAGAGAGTTCTCGGCCTTGGCGTCTTCCTCTTCTTCGTCATCAATGAGACCCTCGTCGGTGTCCTGTGCCTTCTTCTTTTCAGACATTGGCTCTTTCATTTCTTCAGCCTTGTCTTCTTCCTTCTCCATAGCGGGCTCTTCCTTCTTCTCCGTTGCAGGCTCTTCCTTCTTATCTTCCATCTTTTCACCAGCGTTCGGAGTGATGCCCTTGTCTTGAGGAGCGATGACGCCCTTCAGAGAGGGGTCAATGTTAAACATTGCACAGTATTTTGCATCGAGAGCCTCGACCTTGCCGCCAACATCCTTGTGGTAGTCCTTAATGTTGTTGTCCATCTCAAGAACCTTCTTCATCGCTTGGGTAAGGTTTTCTTCCATCTGTTTCATACGCTCTGTGTATGTGTTGCCCTCGCTAGCCATAGCGGTCAACTTGGTTTCAAGAGCCTTGGCCTGTTCGGCTTGGGAGTCGAGAAGTTGCTTGAGGAGACTGTCGATAGATTTGCTCATTTTCTGCTGTGTAGATTAAGTATGGTTATAAATGTTTCATTGTCAACCGAAAGTTCGGTTGGGTATGCGTTCGCTTGCTTATCGTCCAAGAAGGCGATTAAGGGTCTCTCCAGAGGGCAGGTTGCGATTTAACTTTATAAGTTCTTTCGCTTCCTTCCATTCGTAGACGAGAGAGGTGGCTAGCCCGAGGCGTACCGCCTCGTCTCCATAGAACGACTGTCCTTGCAGATTCTCGTCCTCAACAAAGACTCTGACGGACTTAACATCTCGGATGAAACGGCGATGCAATTCAATGACCTCATCTTGTAGACGCTGGAACTGAAGGTCTGTAAGCGTGGTATTCTCGACACCAGCCGCCTTGTAATCGCCAGACTTAATAACTACAATCTTTACGCCGTCTTCTTCGTATTTCTTCGTTAAGTCTTTCATCGTCAGATAGATGCCAACAGCACCAACGCTTGATGATGGGGTGACATAGAATCTGTCACATTGTGACGCTAACCAGAATGCGGCGGAGCCGCAGTCTGCCTCGCAGTAAGCCACCGTTGGCTTGCTGTAATTTCTAATCTTTCTGGCTACTTCCTCAAGTCCAGTTGTCGTGCCGCCGCCAGAGTTAAAATTAAATACTACCTCTTTAATATCATCACGCTTTTCCCACGAATCGAGCGAGCAGGAGATATCGCACAGGTCTGTGCATCCAAGCATACGCTCAACCTTGGTCAAGCCCTTGCCAATAACACCATTGACACAGATGATGCCCATATTGTCTTCAACCTTGGGCTCGATTAACTCAGAAAACAGGTTCTCAAGTTCGCCAGCCTCCATCTCGTCATCAGACCAAGGGGACGCCGCTTTGCGGCGTTGACGACCACCATTCTTCTTATTGTAGTACTTGTCCGAGAATGCGGACATATGATACGCAATATCTGGGTTGGACAAGAGCAGGTTGGCATTCTCAAGAAACGCTTGTGCCTTCAGCGGGTCAATGAGCATTGGCTTTCCAGAAGCCATTGCATAGCATAAGTCGTTTCTAATCATCGTGGGTAAGATTGTTCAACAGAACGAGATAGTCCTGCGTTTTGCTTTGGAAGATAGTCAACCGAAACATTTGTACTATTTATCGGGCTGACGCCTTCTGGAATTTCTGGAGGAGCGGTGTTTGGTTCAGTCTCTCCAACCTTGTCCTTTACTTCATCGTAATCAGCAACTTCCTTCTCTGGGATTTTGACGACCTTGCCATCTTCACCCATTGTAGCCGTTGCCTGTTGAGCCGCTTGACTACCAACACCGCCTTGCGGCGAGAAACGGAATAAGTCGTCACGCTCAAGGCCAGTATCCTTCGCAAGTTTCTCCAAGAACAAGAAGTTCTTGGCCCTCTTACGCATCGTCTTCTCGTACTGATAGCCACGGGATGCGAAGTCGTCTTCAATCGTTGTGCGACCCATCTCAAGGTCTGCTCGCTCAGAGGCGGCATCACGACCTGCATCGACTGTCACGGGCTTCGTAACCATCCAGTCAACCTTCCACCAATTCTTGGCAGACGGAAGGTCTCCACGGGCAATCTTAGTGCCAAGCCAGAATTGAAAATAGGGATGAAGGAAACGCTTGATGATTATGTTCTGACGCTGGCTGAAATATCTTCCTGCCTTAGCCACGACAAGGCGGACGGCGGAGCCGCCCGCTTTAGTTGGGTCTGCCAAGAACTCATATGGCAAAGAACCAAGTGTAGAGTCTCTACGCAGATGCTCAATGAAGCCCGTAAACGCAGTTGTCGGACGGGCAGGCTGGTGAGCCACCAAGTCTTCGTTTGGCTGGAGAACTGCGGTGACGCCACCAAGGATGCGGTTCATCTCATTGGTGTCGGTGTTTGTGCTATTGACGGGGACGCCGAGACCAATATCTCCGTTGTCTGGGCCGAGTTCGTGCGTCTTAAGAATGCGTGAGATGCGAGCGTTATCCTTTGCGGCGACCTTTTCCATCGCCAGCAAGTCCATCTCGTCCCTTAGGTTAGTAATAGCGTGTTGATGCGGAGGGTATGCACGAGACGCCGAGGCGTGAGTCGGGTGGTAGATGTGCATCATTGACGCCGCAGGAATTTGCGAGAACTTCCCGTCAGACTGCTTCACATAATACGCAGTTGGAACGCCAAACTTATTATATCTGATGCCGTCATTAATGTCATTATCACCAGCCATTTCTGGGGGCGTCTCGACCCTGTGGGTCTCGATTAGTTGAAACTTTGGAATGCCCTTACGCTTGCATTTGATTGCAAATATCTCTCCGTCTCTATCAAGAGCCTCGCAGATAATATAGAGTGACTCCAGCAACGAGAACCTTCCAGTAATCTCTGGGTTCTCACACTCCTGCTCCCACTCGGACTCGATAAGCGATTGCCAATCAAAGTCACCACCATTCGCTTGCATATTGATACCATCACCAATCGTGTAAATCGCAGTATCCGAGATAATCTGACGGAAGAGGCCGTTGTTCTTTTCAAGCCAGCGGGAAAGACGAACCATCTCCCGTCTGACGCTCTGCGTCATCTCTTGACGGAAGTCAGTCGGAGGCGGAGCGTCTACTCGGGTTCTGTGTACAGAGTATCTTGTAGACTCAAAAGCCCCGTGGTACGCCTTGGGGCGTAGCACATTAGAGATAGCCAGTCTTGCTCTGTCAATTAATCCTAGCGGTTTCTTGGGCGGTTCGTTCATCTGTCGGCTTGTCGGTTGTAATTGGTGTATAGACCTCTAACCTGCTTCTTGTCAAGCAGTTCTAAGGCAAACTGAGCCTCGTGCAACATATCCTTCGGAGTCATTGCAAACTGTTTTGAGGTGTTTGTAACGCCGTCACCCCAAGACATAATGGTTTTACCCTCAAGAATGAGGGCTACTGCCTTGTCTCTAATACTTTCAATAGTTGAACGAGGCAAACCAACAAATAGTCCGATTGCTGACATATTGCTGGCCCAATGTCAACAGAGGCTATTCCCCAGACTTCTTGGGCGGGGGCAAGTCTTTGTAGCGTTCTTCAAACCGCTTCTTAACCTCGTCAATCAAACGCTGAGAGGGTTCATACTTCGGCTCTTGGTCTTTCGAGGTATGCTTAAGTTTCTTAAGTTCTTTATCTTTTTCAGACATAGTGGTGTATTAGTTAAGGATTGGAGGTAAAGGTTTATCCATATTCTCCATCTTGTCAATACCTTTATAAGCCTTTGATGGAGTAAATGTGTATGATAAACCAAACTTATTCGCAAACCGTTGCATATGCTGGTGATGTTCAAGCATACGAATCCTCCAGTAAGTGTCAGTTTGAAGCGGGTCTCTATAACCCTTTGACTTCATACCATTAAATATTGATTTCTTTATTTCCGCTAACTCCGTATCCCAATCCATTACGTCCTGCGGGGTGTATTTAACCTTACCCTTGGACTCAATTACATAGTTACCCTCTCTGGTTGAAACCTCAAAGGTCTTAGTTCCCTCGTCACGGATAGACTCTAAGTCTTTTGCTGAGAAAGACAATCCAAGTGGTCTTTTTCCTCTTTCCGTTGGATGGTTGTGCATAGTGTGACCGCCAGCCAGTCCTCCCTTGGCAAAAATAGATACTACTGACTTTTCGTCTCCAATATTATAACCAATAAATCTGCCCTTGGAGTCAAACATAAGATAATGTTCAATACCCTCAAGTCTCCATCTTTCCCTCATCTTTTCAAGGGCATACTTGAACTTGGGGTCATTCCTGTCATCCTTTATAATGCCCTTCTGCTCTGCAAGATAAAGTTCGTATTGTCTGAGCAAGGCATAGTCTGGGGTAGCCTCACCTTTGTCAAGTATAGCCTTCCTCTCCTTTTCGTCAAAACTATTCCATACTCTCTTAAGATAAGCAATGTGTGGAATATCCCGCTTCGGCCCAGTTCTTCCGCTTGGGTCTTGGTGCGGTAATACAGCATCAGCCTTCTTCATTCTTTCGATTTGAAGAGGTGTCGGCAATAACACTTTCTTGCCGTTTTTTATTTCATATGACCTTCCGCTCATTATCTATTTGAATATGTCCACTTGTTAACCATTGTCAAGCACTTGTTTAAAGGGAATGGGCTACCGAACAGAAGGTTATGCCCTCCACAGGGTAAAGGAGGTTTCCCGTCCTTATCTTCATCGGTAGCCCAAAGGGAATGACGGCGGGTGGATTCAATCGAGGAAATACGAAGGAGCCTGTACAACTCCTGCCAGCCGTAAGGCTGGCAAACCTCTCGCACCATTGCTGTGTGCGATTACCCCCACGCCGTCAAAGTCTGAAAGAACTGTCGGTAGCACCGACAACAGTCACTATGCGGAAGAAAGGCGTCCGTGCAACAAGTAAAGACATTTTCCGCAAGTCACTGGCTTTCAGCGGTTTCCGTATTCTCACCCTTAACTTCCTCCTCGACCTCCTTCGGCACACCAAGCAATCCAAACGCCGCCGCTGGGACTAACTGCATCACCTCACAGTCCCACAAGTGATTG